TATATTACTCGCTAAAAGGGCTCCTCTATTGTCTCTAATTAATGCCATAGTTTATTTTATTGAACGTAAGTTACAGTTACTGGTATTGTTTGCGAACCACCAGTTTCGTTACCATAAACCGTAATTGTAGTTTTGATGGTCGAAGTTAATGATGGGTTTGGAATAAATTTAAATGTTAATCCTTTAGCAATTGCTGCAGTTGCAGATATATCATCACCGATAAAAATAGGCACTGAACCTACATCCGATGTTACACCTTCTCCTACAATATCTCCTGCATTTTTGTTAGATAATACAATAGTGTATCCTAAACTTCTATTTCCAGCTGGAGATGTAGTTGGTGATAATGAAACTTCACCACTTCTTTGATTAACTGAAATGGTTGGTATACCAAATTCTACAACAGGAATACGAGTTGTATTTTTAGGTAGTGTTACCAATTTATATTTCATTACTTGCGTTTCATCAGGATTGGCTTCCAATACTGGCATATTCTTAATTGCCGCATCATAATATGCAGAACCAAGTGGATGTGCCGGTTCGTATAGTGTGTAATCAATCTCATCATCTGCTAACGCAAATTGAGTAATGTTTAATCCTTGTCCTGATGCTAATTTTTCTCTACCTTTTTTAGTAAGAATTGCATCAACGGTTAATTCGCTATTACTTAAATATCCCATAATGTTTTATTATTCTTTGTTTATAAATATAATAATTTTTAAATTTCGTTATTCTACTTCCAAAATAGGTTCGGAAGAATCTCTACCAGTCTTATTTACTCTTAATGTATTTGGATTAGAAGCAAATGTTTCAATAGGTGAACTCCCATCTAATGTAGTTGCCGCAGTATTTTTAGAACCCTTAAAGAAACTATTTTGTAATCCCCTAGTTAAATCGGAAGTAAATTTATTATGCGTTGGTAAATATCCATTTACATTTGTTACTTCTATTACATTACCTTTAACAATAGGTACAACAGAACCACTAAATGGTTGAATATTTAATCTTGTTTCAGTATAAGTTTGAATATCTGAAATGTATCCACCGCGTGGGTCACCCAATCCGTTAGCCGAAGCAGTTATTGCGAATTTTTGTACAATTCTTTCTTTTTGTTCGGTAATTAATTGTACTCTAACTCTTTCTTTAACAACTCTATTATCTTTATTAAAATATGTTCTAATTGCAGAACCACTCTGTGCATAAATACCAAACCCAATTGTTTCAAATTCAGTTTGTCCTATAATTTGATTTGAATCTGTACTATCAATTTCACTTACAAGTGTAGGTTCTCCCAATTCTGCATTTATTATTACTTCTTTTTGATAAGAATCCGAATTAAAAACAAAATTAGAATTCATATCAATAATAGAATCTTGCTGATAATTTTCAGCAAATAAACTATTTACTGATGCAGTTGAAATCAATGCTTCATACTGATTATTTTCTATCGTTAAATTTTCGGATAGATTAGCATCTATTAATGTTTCTTTTTGAATATTTTCAAATGTAATAACGCTAGTATCAGATAATTTTATTTCAGTTTCTTTCTGATAATCATCTGCCGTAGGTTTTTTGTGAACAACTTTACTTCTTTCTAAAAAGTGTGGTTCTATTAATAAACCAGTAGTTGCCTTAACCCTCGCAGGCAACATCTTCTTTAAATCTTCAAACATAGATTTCTCATATAGTTTGATTAGATTTATGTAAGCATATATATCTCTATTATCAAATCTTTGGAAATAATAATTTCTTAAATTATCCAATGATTTGTAATTTGGTTTATAATCATCTGAAGGGTCACCTATATAGTTATCAATATTTAACCCACCAAAAGTTTTAGCAATATCCATATTTAACTCCTTTGTAGGAGAGAAAAATAAACCAACTCTGTTAGAATCAGTTGGAGATTGGTCAAATGCTTTTTTAGTTGCTCTACTTTTTGAAGATAAATCTACACCAACACTTCCAGATATTTTTTGATTAGTTAAAGTATATTGGTCTTCAAATCTAACTTTATTAGTTGAGAATCTACTCGCTCCACCATCTGGATAATCCATTACAATTGTTCTATCGATTACTTCGAATTGATATGGATATTCACTTACAGATGGGAAACTAAACGCCGATGCTGATAATAATGGTGTAGTGTTTACCGAATATAGTGAAGCAGTAGTTCCATTTTCATAATCATTTCTAGTCAAACCATTTTCAAAATAAATGTTAGTATCAACATTTATTAATGAAGATGTTCCAGATGTACCATATAAGTTTTTAGGATATTCAAAATCCAAACGGAAATATAAATCATCGGTTGATGATGTAACACTATTTCCATTAATCATTTCAGGAAATGAAACGTGTTCATAAAATCTTTCAGTATCCAATACTTCAGACCATAAACGGAATTCATCTAAAGAACCAACATAATTACCTCCAATTTGTAATATAGAACCAGTGTTCCATAGAGTTGTTACAGAACTTGCAGATACGGATTGTTGAAATATAGTTCTTTCTTTGTTAGATTGTCTTACATCTAATTTTAATCCATTAGAACCACTACTTACCGAAATACCAAAAAAGTTTCCATTAAATATTGGTAATAACGATGAAGATATTGTGTTTAGTAATTGGTCTGAACCAGAATATGTGAATTTAACTTCACCATAATTACTATCAGTTGAACCACTTAAATTTACATTCCACCCGCTACCACTTATTAAAGTATATTGAGATGAATCTGATGGTTTTACAAATAACTCAATTGTATTTGGTTTTCTACCTTTTTCAGTAGTTTTCCATTCCATTTGGATATTAGAACCACTCGTCATTGTAAGTCCCGTAGTAATATTATCTATTACCAACTTACTTTTAGATGTATCGTTTATTTCAGGACCTCCAAATTCTAAAATTGAAAGATTAGATGATGGAATACCATAACACGCCATTAAAGCATGTATACCTCTTCTAGTACCCTTATGTTTTAATAGATATGGTAAATTATTTACAATTCTTCTCCAAACTTCGTTAGTTCTTTGTTTTGCTGGGTTTGATTCTGTATCATTACCTTCTTTATCTTTACCAAATACATAACTCCACAAATCAGCATCAGCTGCTAAATTTTTAGCATCCCAACTAAATGATTTTAAAGTATCGAAAAGTAATTTATCAGAAATACCATCTTTGGCTCTGTACCCTAACCCTCTACTTTTTTCAATAGATTTTGTGTGAAAATAAATATTATCAAAATGATGTCCAATCATTGAGAAAAATAATATTAAACTTTCATTTTCATCACAATTTACTATGTATTGTGGTATATTATTTAATACATAATTTGAATTATTAGCATCATATATATTTGCAAGTTCTTCTATATTAGAATACCAATTAGAAACTTCATTAGATGTACTTAATCTTCTATTCGTACCGTTGTATGGCCAACTTAAAGAAGATGATTCGTATAAAAATTTCTCGAATCCATCGAAACCATTTATTAATTGATTCTTTTTAGATTGTTGTCTTTCTCTTTCTTGAACGGCTGATAATGAGCCTGTATGTGAACCTGATGTTGGGCTTGAGCCAGTATAATATGATGATGAATACGAAGTTTCATATACTTCAATAAGTTGAACTTTATAAACAAAGTTAGCAATACGTTCAGCCGCAGAACTAAAATGAACAAAATTTTCCCACAAATAAGTAGAACCAGATGAATATTCGATATTTAATTCATCTGTAGTTATCAATGATGAACTTAAATATAATGATACTAATTCGTTAGAAGATGTGGAACCACTTAATATTATATTATCTAATGATTCGTAATTAGTAGATTGTCCTTTTACAAAGTCTACATCAATTGTAAAATTTGGTCCTTTTATTGGTGGACAACTTACATCATTATTTTCTGTTAATACAACCGTTTCAATTAAAGGATTACTCATTAATTTTGTAATCCAGAATGTTGAATTATTCTGTATATTAGCAGGTAACGGTGAATATAGTTTTAAAATAATTGAATTAACAACATCATTTGGAGCAACAAATGTATTACCTAAATTATCTGTAGACTTTTTAGATAATGTAAAATCATCAGTTTCCCAAGATGAAATTATAATTTGCTCATCGTTTCCAAAATTAGCAAGGTGTGTTAGATACTTACTTTCTTTTGAAGGTTCATCGATTTTTAATTTTTCAGAAAAAGCATTAAATAAAGCGTTAGTAATTATATCTTCATTTAATGAAATGGACGGTATAGATAATTTTGTTAATACCTGATAATCATTTCCAATTAATTCTTCTGCTCCACTTCTGTTGTATGGTTTTAATACTAATGATACACTATCACTACCAACCCAATTTGGATAATTTTCTCTTAATTTTTTAAGATTTATTTTTATCGAACCATTTGGTGGTTGATTGCTAAATAATCCAATACTACTACCATCTTTTTGTTTTAAAAAAATATCTACCGATGAAACTGCAAATGATGAGTATGAAACATCGTACTCAATATTGTAATCGGAAAATGATGGTATATCGATTGATTCCGCATATATGACTTCCGTAATAGATGGAAAATCATTTATAGCACTAAATGTTACAATCGTTTCAACCCTAGTTCCTGTTCCAAATGTTGTACTACGTGGAACAAAGAATATTTTTTTAGAACCGTAAATTTCTTTAAAATCTTTTTGAAAAAATAAAGTTACTTCTTTATCATTAGCTGGAACTTCTAAAACTATATCTGCTGAAATATATACTAAAACTGAATCAGCAAATTTGGTATTAAACGGAATTACTATTGACTTTTCTGTATCGGAATCCTTTACACTTACATTGTATTGTGTTTGATTCAATATTACAATTGGTGATTGGGATTTAATTTCTTTTTCAGCTTCAATTATAACACCTATTCCAGAATTTAATAACGATGCCGGTAATTGAAAAGCGTAATTTTGTTTTGTTAATCTACTATAATTAACAGCATCCGAACCAAACTGTTGAGATGTTCCGGAATATATATTTTTTATAAAAATACCATCGGGTAAATTGCCTTTAATTTCAAAATTAACAACACCACCATCCAATATCTTTTTAGGTATTTTTCCAAATGTATTTTCATACAATTTATTTACACCAGATGCAACTATATCATCTTCGAATACAATTTGATATCCTAAAGTTAAGGAACTTAATTCTTTTATATTTGAATTAAATAAAACTTCCCATACAACTTCCGGATTAGTATCAGTTACTACTTCCGCAGATTCTTGAGCCACTGGGATTGGATTTCGTTGTAATACTTCTGTTTTAAATCTTAAAGTTATAGTTCCGAAATTAAAATTTTGAGTTTGTTGTTCTTCCCATACATCATCTATTAATGTATATTCCGTAACACCAATTCCTTCAACAATTTCAGTTGCAAATTGTAATTGTTTAGTGTTAACTACGAATTTAGATAATACTTTTCCATTATCTAAATTTGCAGTATAAGTTTTAGGACCATTAAATTGTAAAGATGAGTTATAAATAATATCAACAGATTTACCATATCCAACCGATACTTCTTCTTCAAAAAATTCTAAATCAGTATCTTCACTTATTAAATAAATTTTTAATGAAGATGGCGGATTAGTTGGCCTATATGTGGGAGCGTTATAGGGGCCGGTTGGGCCTGTATTCCCAGTGCTTCCGTTATTATTAGAATATGGATAAGTGTAAAGGCTGTCTTGTTCTGCCATTATTTATTTTTATTTTATATAAATACTTTAATATTATTTTATTCTACACCTCGGTTTGTATTTTTATCTCTTACTTGTACTCCCGTTGCGTACCCTCGGTTTGTTCCATCTGCGGTTAAAGCATCAAGAAATTCTTGTTGAGCTATTTCTTCAGGGGTCATACCACCAACTAAACCTACATTATTAGTAGGTGGTATAGTTGTAGTTGTGGTTGTTGCAGGTGCCGCAGTTGTAGTTGTGGTAGTTGTAGGTAGTGGAACTTTTGGCGGTAAGTTAGATACATTTTCGGTTCCAGTAGGTGGGTCTTTATCAGTAACACCTTGGAATGATACTGCAGCTAATTCTGGTGAATACACATTTCGTATAATTTCCACTTTGGTATCATACAATTCTAATAAATTTTGAACTTGTTTTTTAACTTCTTCTACTGCAAATTCAACTGGTAATGTTTCATATTTTATAACTCTTCTGGACAATGTTTTTATATTAAATGTTATAGAAGCATTTAATATATTTTTTATTTCATTTAATAGGTAATTAAAATCATATTGGTCACAATCATCAAATCGTTTTTCGGATGGAGACCCGAATGTAGATTGAGTAATATCATAATTTTTATTTGTTAACCAATAGGTAACACTATTTCTAAAATCTATAAATATCTTCTTTTTAAATTCGTTAAAATTACTCAATCCAAAATCTTTTTTAAGAATTGCTTGAAAATCGTTTCCAAATTTTGCTACCAATGTATCATCTATGGATTGTAACGATGTTGTTTCAAATGAATCTAATCCATCTAATATATTTTTTTTATAAAACTTAAAATCTCTATTTAAATTATTTAAGTTTAAGAATTGTTTAGTATTATTTATATTTAGTTGAGGATTATTAGTTTTTAATGGTATAATACGAAGTTCTTCTCTCGATGGAGATATTTCGTGTATCCAAACTCTTTCCAATTCATTTTCACTACCAACTCTACTACGAACGAAATTAATATTAACTTTAAGAATACCGTTTGTAAACCCTAAATCATTTAATAATTTTTCAATATTAATAGCAAGTTCTTTTTTCCCCAATGTATTAGTAAGTGAATACATATATGAACCTATGCTATTTTTTTTTATGTATGCAACATTTTTTCCTGATTTTTGGGGTAAAAGTATATTATTAATATCGTATACAGATACTTCCATCACATCATACTTACACTCACCAAATTCGGTTTCTTGTTTTTCGTTTTTTGTAACAATAAACAAATCTTCTGCAAGGAGAAACTGCCCTTCATTGGTTGAATTTGAATTTATGCTATCAAAATTTGTATATTTTCTAATACTCATATTTTATATATTAATACGAATTTGGGTGAGATTTGTTTATGTTGCATGGATACTCTTTAAATTCAGTTGTACCATCTGGTTTAGTAGCAATCACTCTAATAGTACCTGTATATAATTTACCTGCCGAATATCCAGCAAAAGGTGCAATGTCTCTCGAATCAGCACTTTTTGGTATCGCGCTAGTTTTTATTTTAAAATCAATAGTTTCATTACCATTAGCAGGAATATCAAAGTTATTCTTTGGTACGGTTACCCAACTCCAATTATTGGCCAATTTAAGTTGAAATGTTATGTTTACAGGTTGAGTATCGTTATTTGTTATAGCCAATTGTCCGTTTGAAATCCATTTGTTTGCGGCATAATCTTTCGCATTCAATTTAGCAGATAATCCTTTTAATACTTGATTATCTTCTTTAGGACCATCCCATTTAATAATTGTAGTTTTAACTAAAATATCCCCACCACTTGCTAATGCAGTATTGGATGCCGATTGTTGTATAGCTTGTTGTTGTTGAACTGCCCCTAATTGAGATTGTAAACCTTCTATAATTGAGTTTAGTGAATCTATTTGTTTTATTAATGCTTCTATTTGTGCTTTAAATCCTGCGTTTTGAGATTGTAAAGATGCTCTTAAAATAGATTCATCTACTGATTTTTGCACTGCAGATTGTATCTGTGTTGCAAATTGTTCGATTACTTTTGATAATGCATCCAATTGATTAACTAATACATCATTAGTTTGCTCTATTGATAATCGTTTATTAGTTTCAGATAATACTCTAGATGTTAAAGTATTGATTTCAGAATTTAAAACTTCAATATCTGTTGTTAATTTTTCGACTTGTTTTCTTAAATCTGTATTAGTAATAACTTCATCATCGTATAATGGTTTAGGTACTAAATTAAGATTTACTTCAGGAATGTTTGGTTTTAATTCTTTAACTTCGGTATCAATTGCTTTTAAAAGTTCAACATTATCTATTTTGGATATAACTAAAGGTTTAAATACTAAAGATGATGCTAAATTATTTTCATTAACTACGGTTACACCATATTCATTTTTAGAAACAGCGGCAGAACCTGATACTTTTAGAATATTTTCTAAATCAGTAGTTCTTTTTTCTTGTAATTTTAATGCAATTGCTTCTAATGATGTTAATGCCATTATTATACTATTTGAAATGTTAATTTATCATCAATTATGGTAGATATTTCACCATCAATTATTTTTAATTTTAATCTATATGTCCTATACAATGGTAGTGTATTTAAATCTAAAATAAAATAATTGGATGTATTATCACATGAAATTTTAGTGTATTCTCCAAATGGATATATAACATCATCTGTTATATAATCTTCCAATTGATAATATGATGTTGTAGGTAAATACTTTGATTGGTCATATTCAAATGTTGTTGAAAATGACTTTAAAGGAAACATATCTCTACCTTTAATTCTAATTTTTATCTTACTATCTTTACTATATTCCGTTTTTAAATTGGTAATAATTACTTTATAATCATCTTGAGCAGAACCAGTAACTGGTAATAAACTGCCTGTTACAAATGATACATCATTCCAAACTATTTCTAATTTTGGCTCATATATAGTAGTAGTTTCTTTAGAAAAGAATTTCAATACACCATAATCTAATGTATTTTCTTCGTTTTCTAACCCATGGTGTATAATAAACCCATTATTTGGTATGGAGCCACTTAACCATCTATTAACGATACCTGTCACATTAATTCTGATATCAGCATCTTCATAGTTATAAGATTGAGATGCTTGAGATGCAGTATACCACGTTCCACCTTCCGCGTTTGCAGAACCAGTTGTTCCTGGCGTAAATACCGCAGTTCCTGCAGTAACATTATCTTGCCAAGTATCAACACCATTTCGGTATTTCCAACTTACACCATCCGATGTAATATTATCAAATTTAGTACCAGTACCCATTGACCAACTCTGTGATACTGCATTAGCATGGATTGTATATTCCAATGGAATTTCTTCTGCTTGAGAAGATTTTAGATTTAAATAAACAATAGAGCCACTTGGGATTCCCATATTAGCTACATCAAATTTTATTAAGGTTCTAGCTATGTCTTTAGTGGAACCATAATATAATTTACCAACCTCTAATATCTCATCTCTACCTGCATTTTGGTCTGGTTGTTGTAAGTAGATACTGGCATCGAACGATGATGTGAATAATTTATGCATATTATAAAGCTCTTCCTTTTATATCTTTGTTAGGGTATTTTACTTCGAAAATGCAAGGGTCTAAAGATGGATATACTATCTTACCTCGAGTTGCTTCATCGATGTTATATTTATTTGGTGAATAATTTCCATCTCCACCACATAAATTTGATATCTTTACGGATGGTACACTCATTACTCCTTCTACGTTTGCAAGTATTAATTCTAATTCAGAAATGTTTATTGGTTTATTAAATGTCCAATTATCTATATTAAAGTAATCTTGTACTTTAACTAAACAATTGGTAACAACTTCTCTTTTATTGTAGTTTGAATAACATATTACATCAAAGTCAACACCTATATTTACAACAAATCCATCAATCATATTCACCGCATCTGTAATCATTCGATACTCTCCTAAATATGTTTTTAGGTTCTGTTTAACTGCCTGATTTATTGGAGTTAAATGTTTATTAACATCATACCCTAAAACATACATATTAATTGCAAATGGGTTATTTACTTCATTCAATGATGATTTTTTAGTTGAAAGATATTTAATTAATTCACCTTGGATATCAGATTTACTCATACCCTTAAATCCGTCTACTAAATTAGTAAATTCTGCGATAGATGCTGGACTAGATAAAATAGATGCGGGTGAATTATTATCTATCTCACCATCTTGTGATACATACACTTTCGCAACACTTCCATATCTTTCTGGCAATGATAATGCTCTTACTATATAATCCTGTTTAGTTACTGCTCTGTTTTGTGAACCAAATGTTGCTAAAGCATTTTGTCTAATTTCTTCAATACTTTCTGCTCCTCTACCCCCTATTGCAGGTTCCAAATTTTCTACTGCAATTGATGATTTAAATGAGTTATACATTCCAACAATTCCAGATGGTATAGCTAACAAATCATCATCAAATTCAACTTTTTGAATTTTTGTTAAATCACCAACATTCACATTTGATGCAATTCCACCACCTGTTAAATACTTTATAGTTAATGTTTGTCCAGCAGGTGCTATACCAAATGTATTAGTTTTTAAAAAATTAGATGGGTCAATTCCGTGATTTAATCTATTAACAGAATTTGCCAAACCTAATCCTATATTTTTTGTATTGGGTAATATTTGCTCATCTCTTAAATTAACATCACCACTTCCAAATTGTATTTCGGTTGTATTATCCGAATTAATTTTTACAGAAAATCTACGAGGTACTTTTTGTACTTCTAAAATATATGGAACTGAACCAGAATAGTATGATAATTCATTCACATTAGGTTGTTCTACAAATATACTTTCTTGAGCCAAATATGGAACTTCGTAATATTTGTTATTATTTGAATCTGCTATTGATACTATTTGTATAATGTTAGTTTCGGATAATTGGATAGTTGGATAATCCGTATCACTACCTAATGTAATACCAGTAGTATTTTCTCTAGCTGATATGGCTTTAATTTTTTTAGATACTAAATATTGAGTAGGAGTACCTGTCGTAGCATCCCTCTCATATACTTCAATTGTCCTATCAGTTGGGCTTGCAAAATCAATTGCATCAGTTGTTATAAACGATACATTACTATTTGTAGATGATTGTACCTCAAATCCAGCTTTTATTTTAAAGTAGAATCTAGAATCAGCTTCATAATTTGTACCACTGTTGTTTTGCGCATTATACACCGATGGTATTAATTGATAAACGGTTAATGTAGTTATAGCAGGTGAAGTTACTTTGGGCTTATACCCCATAGATTGTGCCAATGATACCACATTTTTACGTTCCGTAGCGTGTGATAACATTGATTCTTTTAATTGAGTATCTTGGTAAAATGAAAGAACATCTCCAATTGCTGCAGCTTGTTCAATAAACACCATACCAGGTGATGCTTCATTAAAATCTGAATATGTATTTGGGAAATAGGTTTTAGTAAAATCTATCAAATTTTGCTTAAACGTAGCAAAATCTTTACCAATGTAATTGATGTTTTTTGTATCACTACCCCAACTTTTATTTGATGGATTAATTGCCATTACTAATTATTTATATTTATTTGTACTGATTCTGTTAAATTTGGATTTGATGCTAACGCAAATTGAATGTCTAACGATATTCTGTTTGTATCAATATCATTATCATCGTAATCAAATACTATTGAAGTTAAACTTAAATATGGTAGCCAAGTATCAACTGCATCTACAATAGATGTTTCAATTCTTGATTCAATTGTAGCACCATCCATCTGTTCAAATAACACCAACCAAACATCACACCCAAAATCAGGATTCATTAATCTTTCTCCCTTTTTTGTTAGTATTAGGTTTTTTAAATTATCTTTTGCTTGAGTTAGAGTAGTGTAGTTTGTAGAAAATACACCATTAGAATTTGAAGATTTGCATATCCCAATTCCTAATATCTTATAATCATTTTCCGCTAAATCTGCTACTTTTACGTTACCTAACTCTATTGCCATTATTTAAATCGTTTTACTAATTCTGAATAATCTCTTGTTAATGCTTTTATTGTAGCATCTTGTAACCCATCACCAGTTGATTCCAATTGTTGTGGAATGTTTTGAGGAATATTTGATTCTCTAAAATCCATAGTTTCCCAATCACTATCATCAACCCTTAATTCTGGTTTAATCATATCCAATACACTACTTACCGATTGAGCACCTTCTTTACGTTGCTCTGCTGAAAATGGTTGAGTCATATTAAGAATCTCATTAATCATCGGGTCTTTGGAAAATTCCTTTTTGATTTGAGGTTTTGGTTGAGGTTGTACTACTTTTCTACTTTGTTGTAACGCGGAATTTGCAGCTTCAAATGGGTCTGTAGATTTAATTGCTTCTTTTAATGTAGGCGTAACTGATTTTTTAGGTTGATTTAAAGTAACCACACCAGATTTGATAAGTTTAGCAACTTCTTCTTTCACTTGTGCTTTTACTTCATTCTTAACCACTTCTTTAATTAGTGATAATAAAATATCTGATTTCATAAAAATTATTGTTCTATTTGTTAATAAATATAATAAGTTAAAATTTACACCGATTTACCTTGCAATTGAAATAAAATTATCCGTTGATAGTAATGTAGATGATTCTGCCATCCCTGCCTCATCTCCATATATTATAGATTTTATAGCAGCTGCAATTTGCGGTTCTTGGGTTTCTTCACCTTCTATAAATCCTTTAGCTATAGTTGTTGCAAGTTGAGAAACTACGTCGGTTTCAGTTTCATTTTGAGTTATGGTATTTGTAACACCAGATAACGTATCTGCTGTAACTAATAGTGCAAGGTTTCTCATATCTTTAAAATCTAAAGAACTTAATGGGTTACCGCTAAATGGTTTAACAAAATAACCTGCCCAAGGTAATACTCCAGGTGCAGGTGGTGCTGGTGGTGGGTATGTACAATTACAGATAAATAGTCCACCTACAGTTAGTAAATGTACTGATGCGGATATTATAAAATTTAATAAAAAAGGAGAAATACTTCCGTTGGCATTCACAATAATTGGTGTCCATATTCCAGGAGATAAATTAAATCCAACATTTGTTGTTAAATTTGCAACTGCACCAGCACATGGTATATTTGGGACGGGTATTTTAGCTGATTGAGCCCCCAGCCAATATGCCTGAATTGCTGGTCCGATATCCCTTAATAAATCTCCCGTTTTACTTACTGTAGTGTTATTTAAAATTAAAAATAAAGTTCTTTCCATTGCTTCAACATTTCCTTCAAATGGAACACCACCTATCAGAGTTTTACCACCTTTTATAACTTTATCGTATTCTTCAGTTAAAGATTGAGCAAACCAATAATTATTAATTGTATTATTTAATTCTGTTTCTGATACATTATCACTAATAACACCAAGGTCACCAACGATGGAAGTTCCTCCTAAAACGGAAGCACCTATTGCAACTCCTTTAGCTTTAAGGTAATTTTCTGACATTTCTAATGCCATATTTAAATAAAAATCCGTCCAACTATTAGAGATTCCTCCTTTAAAAATTTGTTTCGCTTTATTTAAATTTATAGCCATTAGGTTTTACTTAAATAATTATTAGCAGATAATATAGTTTTTAATTGTGAGTTTATTGATTGAAATGCAGCTGCGTTTTCAGGACTAACCTTGGATGGTCCAGATGGAGTTAAATATTGTTGTTCTAAAATAGCACTTATTAAATCTTTTAATATCTTAACAAGTTCTCCTCCCAACACCATTTGTTGTACATCTGCACCTTCTTGTCCTACTCCAATGTTCTTTCCTATAAATACTTTACCACTATCGGAATTAAGGAATATTTGATTAGAACCTTTTGAGTGTATTGTTATATTTTTATTGTTGTGAACATATACTTCTTTTTCTGCATCAATTGTAAAATTACCATCAGTTAATATACCAGTGTTTCCTTTACCAAATATAATAAATTCACTTGCTTTCGAAGAAAGAATTATTCTATCCGAATTTATAAATAATTGGTCACCTTTTAATTTATCAGATGCGGGATATTCTTTGAATGCAGTTTTAGTTTTGGCTACGGTTTCTTTAAATGGTATTTTTACTTTACCAGAAGTTATATAAATTGATGTACCATCTTTGTTAATATCCTCATCTACTAATTCACCTATTTTTTTTGAATCCAATTCTGGATTCTGTTTATTACGAATAAAAATAGATGGAGATGATGTTTTACTATCTTCAGTTAAAAAAAACTCGCTAAAACGAATTGTGTTACCAACTCTACCACTTATAATAGTATCACCGTTTGATGGTTTTAAAAATTTAATTTTTTCATTTACTACATATTCGTTTTTATCTTTAGTTTTAGTTTTTGCATTTGTTTTACCACCAGTAGCAGCAGTATTAGCCATAGAACCACCACCCTGTTTTCCAGCAGGTACTTCTACATCTTCCTCTAACGTAGCATAATAAGTTGTATAATCTCTTCTATAATTTGAATAAGGAGTATTTGTATATGGTAAATAAAATGATTGATTATGTAGTTTTACTATAACTACCGTTTCTCCTTTGATTGGAAATGTAAAATTATTTTTATCAAATGGGAATGCGTAATCATCTACTTTAATATTACTTTCTCTTCTGTATGTAATTGCACCATACATTCTAGCATCTTTATCCGAAAATGTTTTATTATCATTGTATATTGAAATAGAATCAAGTCCTGCTTCACCTTGTTCTTTGGTTAACAATTCAGTTGTTGTACCGTATACATTATCTACGGTTGCTAAAAATCCAAATATATTACTTTGGGTATCTGCCATTATAATTTAGTTTTTATTTCTTCAATTTCAACCTGAATATCTAATAACTTTTCATCTGATTTTTTTTCTACTTCATTTATAGTATCTTCTAATTCGTTTAGTAATTGTGCTTTTTCAGTTTCACTTAACCAACCATCTTCACCAATGCCTTTAGCTTCAGCTTGAGCCAATCGTTGTGCAATTGTAGCCAACTTAATTAAATGGTCATCATTCTTAATGGATGAATCGATTAAGTCTCTAATAATTGGAGCTATGACAGTTGCTTCACCTACACTCTTAATTAATTTACGAAGTGATTCAATCATTTCTGAAATGTTCTTCTTCTTTACTTGCTGATTATCGTAAATATCTTTAAATAGTGATGATAAATTTTTACCATCAAATAATTGAAATTCTGTGCTCATAATATATTCTTATTTACTATATAATTATAGATTTCTTCACTTATTAGATTATACCCAATTTCATTAGGATGTTGTGCGGGGTTTTTTTCTATCATTTCATTTGATTCAAAACAATCTGTATTGGTTTGCTTTAAATAATCTTTTAAAGTTTTTTTAGAAAAATAATAATAATTATTTTTATTAATTAAATGAGATATATCATCTTTAATATCTAAATCTACAATCATTTTATCAAACGCATCTCCCATAAAATAGTTTACACCATAACATTCAAAAAGTTTTTGTAAAAAAATAATATAATTCTGATTTACTATATTATAGTAATTTTGACTAAACATTTGATTAAGAAAAAAAGACTTATATTCCGAAAGAAATTTATCATAAACAGAATCATTACTTTTGTATGAGTGTGTAAATTTTTCAGGTAAATTGAGTAAGTGCTTTACAGACCAACTAACCCATTGTTGACGTGGTAAAAATGCGGCATAATCTCTTAAAGATGAACTCCAAAGAATTACTACCAAATCTCCCTCTTTTATTCTACCATTAACTACATCATCAATTATTGAATTAAAAATAACAGCATTTGGATTACCACTTTTACCATTATTAATCCATTTTAATTCTAATTTTTCTGCTAAATTTTTTACCCAAGAATGCTGATTTCTATAAACTATAAGGTCTTGGTTTTTTAAACTTTTCTCTATTTCTAAATTACAACCTTCACCTTCGGTCCAAGAATCACCGTATGCATGTAATATCATATTTTACTTACTATATAATTTCCAATAACTAAATAATCCATATCACAATTATTAAATGTTTTAACTGCGGTAGCAGGGTCATTAACCATAGTTTGACCTCTCAAATTGAAAGATGTATTTAGTAAAATTGGTGTTCCTGTTATTTTTTCAAATTCTTTTAATAAACTATAATATAAGGGATTTTGTTCATTTGTTACAGTCTGTATTCTAGCACTATTATCAACATGCGTTACTGATGGAATTGATGTTTCTGAAATAACCTGAACTACTTGATTCATATACGGAACATCTTCTTCCGATTTAAAATAATTTTGATAATCTTCATGTGTTACTGATGGAGCAAATGGTCTAAACATTTCTCTCTTTTTGACAACCTTATTAATTCTATCTCTTACATCTGATAAATGTGGATTAGCTAATATAGAACGATTACCTAATGCTCTTGCACCAAATTCGGTTCTACCTTGAAACCAACCAATTATATTTCCTTCTTTAATTAAATTGGCAGTTTTACTTAATAATGTATCAGTATTTTTATAGTATTTGAAAGATATATCTCCTATCCCATCTATAATATTTAATACATATTCTTTACTAAATTCGGGTCCTAAATATGGAGATTGATTATCACCACCTTTTACTTTAGGATTTCCAATTACATCATGCCATACATATAAACAGGCTCCAATTGCAGAACCCGCATCAGATGGTGAGTAGGGAATCCATACATTCTTAATACCACAATGTTTTTTTATTTTACCATTAGCAGTTCCATTATACGCGCATCCTCCTCCTAATACTAAATTTGAATTATCAGAATAACTACATGAGTTATTAATGATGTAATATAAACACCGCTCATACCACCTTTGTAAAGCAGCTGCTAAATCCATGTGATGTTGTTCTAATTTAGATTCAGGTTCGCGTGGTTCAAATCCTATCAGTTTAATTAAATCCAATGTAAACATATCTGTATTAGAATATTCCCATGTGAAATACTTCTGATTTATATTAATTAAATTAACTGTATCCAACGATACGAATGTATCAAATAATTCGTTATATTTTGAAGAATCTCCGTATGGGGCCAAACCCATTACTTTATACTCACCACTATTTGGTTTAAATCCTAAATATGAAGTTATAGTTGAATATACTAACCCCAATGAATTTGGGAATTTTACTGTTTTAATTTCATTAATACCATTTGAATTACATTCCGCAATTGAGATAGTATCCCATTCACCGACTCCATCAATTGAAATTCCAATAGCTTCATCAAACGGTGATGTGTAAAAAGATAAAGCTAAATGAGATAAATGATGTTTTGTAAATGTAATTACACTATCATACCCAATAGTATCTTTTATATATTGTTTTAAATTTCCCTCTGTTGCTTTAAATTCTTTTTTAAATTTATTCCAAGTTTTGAAATATTTAATCCATCTTTTTCCTAATGTTTTACTAACTCTGTCATATTTGATATTTGGTACTTCATACCAACAAAGGATATCAACTTCATCTATTGTAATTTGAGCGTGTGATAAACATGCTTCTATAGCTTTTAATGGAAACGAATTATCATGTTTTATACCAGATAATTTTTCTTCTTCTATTGCAAATACTACCTTACCATCTATAAGCAATGCAGCTGCTGAATCGTGGTAAAATGCGGATATTCCTAATTGAATCATAATATTAAATTTTTATATCACCATCTCTTTCAAACTCATTATATAGTTCCATTTGTCTTTCTCTCATCTTATTAACAACTTTAGTAATATAATGAGTTGGGTGACCGGTCATCTCTCTAATAAGTAGATAAAGAGATTTTTTATTGAAATTTTCTATGTATTCTGCTCTTCTAAATAATTCTAAAACCGAATCTGCTATTTGTAAATCTCGTTTTTTAGGAAAGAAATTTTCTAAATGTTTATCCCAATAATTCAACATTACTACATTAAAAGTTCTATGGTCATCATTACGGACTTCTTCTGTAAAATTATTTTCAGTATCCCAATGGTCTGGCATTGCAGACATTATATCTGTATCTTTATATCTTTTATAATTTGCGTTGTTATTTAAAATCAAATAGTTTCTCGCAACAATTGTGAAATAAGAAAAGGCTTTACCTTTTCCATTTTTATACATGTGAATTTTTTCAATCATAAAAGCAACAACTTCACACATCACATCTTGTGGGTCATCATCAAAATATGAAAACTTCCATTTGTTGTAAACTATTTCTGCTAGTTTATCAAATGCAGGCTTAATTCTATCTCTATATAATAAATCTTTAATACGTTGATTATCCGATAGATTGTATTCTATAATTGCGTCTTCAGTATCTTTTGTGAAGTATTGTTTACTTTTTGCTTTTCTTGGCATTTTAATTAAATTGTTTGAATCTTTCGATAGTTTCTTTTATTTGATAAAATATAGAACCTACTTCATCATCCTTCTCAAACATTTGACGATTATCAATCTGTCTCAATGCCTCCAGTAATGCTTGGTTTCTTTGAGTTTCTTTTTCTATAAACTCTTCGTATTTTTCTAATTTTGTTAAAAGATTCCTAACTATATATAATGCAGTTAAGAATAGTACAATTATTATTCCTAATAAAATTTCCATATTAAACTATTTCGTATCCTTTTAAAAAATAATCATTTGCTTTTTTGTATTTAACCTCAACTAATTCACCTGTTGGTGATTTCATTACAATTTTGTCATTTCTACCATAATTGTTTTTCTTTGTGATAGTTGTGGAATAAATTCTATCTTTAATAGTTATCCCATCTAAATGGTCAATTTCATGTTGTACAATAACTGTCATCATTGTTTCCATTGAAACTCTTTCATCTACTTTATCTCCTTCTGGATTAATTTCAAATTCTAATTCTCCCAAATTATCAGTTTGAACTTTAATTTTACAAGACCTAATAGTTCGTAATGGTTTTTCAATTGTTTTTGGAATAGATAAACATCCTTCATAAAAAAGAAACCCTTCTTTAGACCGGTCTGTAATAACTGGATTTACTAAAAATAGTTCTCTACTATCTTCTTCATCACCAAATTTAATATAACAGGCTCTTTTTTTAATTCCTAATTGAGTTGCCGAAATACCTAAACCTGGATAATTTTTTAATCCATCTTTCAAAGTTTGTTCTAATTCATCCGCTTCAATAGCAGTAAATTCTGTTTTGGGAACGCGTGTTAACAAAAACTCGCTAAATTCGTTAGATTGTAATCCGTTTGATGCTTTGTCTGTAATTAATTTCATATTTTTATTTATTTTTTAATCCGTATTTTATAAATTTATACCATACTCTTTCATGAATATAATATTGAACTGGTTTATACACTAATTCTACAACTCCAAATGCAGCTCCTATCTGAATTGAACCACTTATCCACCACATTATTAAAAACCCTATGATGGTACTTAAAACACGATATGAGATGGCTTTAGCAATATGTCTTTTACGCTCTACTATCATATTAATGTTTTATTTATTTTTTTATTAAAATCATAAAAAAATACCATACTATATCGTTCACCTTCTAAAACAGGATTTACTCTATGTTTAATGGTTTTATCGGTTATAATACTTAAATATTTTTTTGGTTTTAATTTTTCTTTCTTTTTATTTTCCGGTTCAATATATTCATATTCTCCTCCTGTAAATTCATCATTTAGATACATTAGAAATGTTATATCCGATGCGTCTTGGTGAAATTCATCGTTTCTATTCGTTTGGTTTGTTATTTTATTAATCCAAGCCATTTGAAACGTAATTTTAGTTTTTAGTTTTTCATTTAAGTAATTATTTATCTTTATAATAATTGATTTCATATCTTCATCAACATTTGAGATATATTGTCTTACATAATAGTTTCTAGATTTTCCACTTAATTCAGTAGGAGTATCATCAACTTTAAACGATACACATCTTTTTTTTAAAATTTTTTTTTCTTTTAAACTAAATAAATTTATATTATCTTCTATTAGTATCATTATCCTTTGGTTTCATCATAGGTAATAGTTCCATTTGGTGTCATACGGCCTGTTCTAATAGCAGTTCCACTAATTGCTGCTACATCGGTTGGTGGTTCATGATATATTACATCATATCCTACACCTCTACCATAGTTTACTGATTCAATATCAGGAATAATAGATATATGAATTTGATTCCAATTTTCTTGAAAGAATGGTTCTTTTGTTAATTCAATCATTACCTGTTGGGCAGTTTTTGGGTTGTTTTCATCTACATCCACATCTCTAATTGCCACCCAAACATTCTTTCCCTTTTCAAGTTGTTGATTGATTAACCATTCATGTCCTTTGTGCCAATTCTGCCATCTTCCGATGTATAGTGCGTACTTTTTCATAACATTGTTTTTATAAATGGTAATATTGCTAATTCTTTTCCTTTTGCTTCAACCATAATGTCCACATCCAACTCGTATGTATTGGGGAGGGCATTAATATACACCGAATGGGCTTGTGGTTTTTCTTTTGGATTGTTTTCATGTAATGCTTTAGATTCTGAATAGTGAACTTCTTGTGTAATACTTTTTGGCCAAGTTGTGGCAGCAAGTTTAAGAGCTTCTTCTTCGGTTAACCCACCTGTGCAAAATTGATGGTGATGATAGTCAAATACAATAGGAATACCTGTTCGTTCGTAGATATACATCAAATCTTTTACTGAATACATAGAAGCCTTATCATCATTCTCCAATGTCAATCGTTTTTGTACGCTTGGAGAGAGTCTTTTGAAGTTTGTAATCAATCTATCCATTGCCGCTTGTTTATCTCCGTAGACCCCATTACAATGGATATTAATATTGTTATAATGGGTTTTAGATAACCCCATCATATCAAATATCTTACCATGTAATTCTAAATCAGCAAAAGTTTTCTGAATAACTTCTTCGTTAGGGGAAGGTAACACATTAAATGGACCAGGATGAGAATTAATACGGATATTATGGAATTTAGCGTAATCACCTGCTTTCTTTAGCTCCGATTTAATCTCTGTGTAATCTTTGAGTTGAGTTAAATCCAATGCATCACCCCACGGAATAATAGCGGATGATAAACGAAAAAAATTGATATTATGGATACGATTCCATTCCAATATCTTAATAATATCTTTGGCATTTGCTAACGCCAACTCCGAAACGTAATCCAAGCCTTTGGCATTGAATGTTTTCTTCACCATTGAACGATTTGTGGTAACCTTGTTACCCATCGACATATTAATACACGCATATCCTATATTCATACTTTAAATATAAGAAAAATATTTCGTATTTACAAGCGGTTAGTAAGTTTTGATGTTTTCTTCTTCGTTACGGAATTTAGCCAAATCCCTAACACTTCCTTTTTTGGTGTTTAACCAATAATTTACAGCTTTTGGATTATTTATCCACAATTTACGATTATTCCATGGAAATTCTGGATGCATGTATTCTTCCCATTTTAAATTTGAAGTTTCTTCTTCCTCTTCTTGAATTTTTTCAATGTTAGAAGCAGTTTCGTCAGCTACATCCTCTGTTTTATCACCATAAATTTCATATAACCCCAATTTTTCATCATTTTCTATCATTTCAACCAATTTTTCTTTTTGTTGGAGTTTTTTGTTAGAAATTAAGCCATTAAATGCAATAATTAGAGCAACTGCGAGAGGGTCGAACACTATTACAATCAAAAATATGAAGAATTTTACAACATTTTTCAATTCGATACCAAATGCTTCAGCTACAAATCGAAATCCACCTACTTCCTTCTCTAAATCTAGATTAGCAATCTTAATTTGATTGATTTTTTCTGTTTCAGTTGCGTTTTCTGCTTGTAAATTAGAAATTTTATCGTTAATTTTACTAATTTCCTTATCTCTAGCATCAAGTGAACGTAATAAACGTGAATTTAATGTACCTCCATCAATAATTTTACCTTGATTGGAGTTAAATTCGGTAATTTGAGTAGAAAGTTGAGTAATTTGTTCTGTGTTTTGGTCAATTTTTGTTTGATGAACCTCAATTTCTCTATCTACTTGTTGTAATTGGAGTGACTGTGCTTGAAATGCATTAGAAAGGTATCCAAAAATACCCGCGGAAGTGATTAACATAAGAACTCCTACTGAAATAGTAAGATACCATTTGTTAAATCCACCAATTTCATTCCACTTTTGTTTTAAATATGTGGCAACAACCAATTTAGCTAACTCCAAAGAGGAAGCCATTACTATAACTGATGTAGATGCTCCCGCAAAGAGAACACCTAAACCAGTTACAGAGAAATAAGCCGCACATCCGGCTACAATAATAGCAGATAATCCTACTAATACTTTTAGCCAATTCATATTATCGATTGATTCTAGCTAACTCTCCTACACGTTCTATTAATGCTCGGGCGTCTGCTAATGTAGTATGTGCTTCAGAAGGTGATAAGTTCTGCGCACCTGAAATTCCATTTTGTAAAATTCTCAATTTACCATCAATGGCCTCTAATAAGTTTTTTATTTTTTCGTCGTATATCATACTAATAAGTATTTTTAAATAAAAAAAGGTGATAAGTTATTCTTACCACCCATAAATATAGAAAAAATATTTGAATTAATCAACCGTAATTGAAATTGATTTAGACTTTCTTTCTTCTTTTTTATCAATTGTTAAAATAAGTAATCCATTAGAGAATTTAGCTTTAGTTTTAGTTCCATCATAATCTTTACTTACCGTAAAGGTAACATCAATTTCCTTAACCAATGGAGAGCTTCCTTCTTCTTTTTTTGCTTTAATTTTAATTTTATCATCCGTAACATCTAATTTAATGTTTTTAGCATCATGCCCTAAAACATTCAAAGTTAGTTGTTGTTGACCATCTTCCAATTGAGATACATCATAATCCGCTACAAATGAAGAGTGGTTTGATGATGTAGTATTCCATTTTGGATAATCAAATAAATCTAGTAGTTTTGTTAAATCTGTAGTGTACATAGTTTTTTTATTTAAGTTTTTGAAATAATTTAAACTGATAGTTTCCATTTTTATACCAATCAAATTATTATGACAAATTGTCAGTGTTATTTAAATAAAATATGACAAAGTGTCTGTATTATTTAGATTTAATGTAATTTTGTCTTTCAATAATAGTACTCATGTGGTCTGCCCAATGCATTATGTACTGAATGTTTGATTTAAGATATTTGGATAAATCAAATGTTTTATAATATTTTACATTATCTTCATCATACATTCCATCTGTAAGTTTAATACCAAAATATTCATTTTCATTATACTGAATACCATAGCTATTAAGTAAGAAGAAAGTTCTGTCAGTAATCGCCATATATGAGTTATTACTATTTCTAGTATATACTTCACCTTTATTTTTTACATGCCAATCTGATTCATTAGGTGCGTAATGTAATTCTTCTTTAGTTCCTAACTTTCCTAAATCATGATGTAGTGCTACAAATATTAATTCTTCATCTGTAAAATCAGGTACACCTCCCTGTGATACAAATACATTTTTCATAGCAATTGCGTTCTTACAAACATTAAAAATATGGTCAATATAACCACCAGGATACGCGTTATGAAAATTTAAATTACCTGAAGCTGGTGATATCATAAGGTTACCACCTAATTCTGATTCAGAGTACATATAAAGGAGTTTTTCTAATCTTTCTCCTGTGAAGTACTTTTCTAGGATTTTAAGAAACTTTTCGTAATTTGTTTTTAATTCTTGTTCTGTTTTTTGTTTCATTTTCTTGAGTAGTAAAGAGTTTAACTATTAATAATACCCAAACATACGAAAAATTTTCAACTTTTCCTAGTCATCAGATAAAAAGTTTTTTCTTTGTTAAAATTTCATATAGAATTTCAACCTCTTCTTCAGTAGTTAATTCAGGCAAATCATCATCAAACAATCGAAGAGTGTAGACGGTATTACCTTTTTCATCAAAAAATTCATCAGATTCAGAACTGAATAATGCGGGAGTATAT